AAACAACCTCAGACTTAACAGAAGACACTACGGTTGTAACTCAAGACCCTTTTGTTGGGACTGGGGAAACAACCTCAGACTTAACAGAAGAAACTACTACTGCTACTACTGAAGACGACCTTTTAGTAGGGTCCGAGGCAGTTGAGGAAACTTCAGGCGGATCAGGTGGTATGCTTTCTGATAGCGTTGGGCAGGGATACATGGGAGGCTTCAACTACAACTTACCTCAGTTTGTGCCTGTAGCTTATCAGCCTAAAGATTATGACGTTGAGCTTAATCGAATCATTAATCAAAGTTTGTTTAAAGGAATGATCTAATGAATTATTTAGATTTAGTTAACAATGTGCTAAGAAGACTACGAGAAACGGAAGTTACTTCTGTACAGTCCAATGCTTACAGTAAACTCATAGGAGACCTAGTCAACGACGCTAAGAACCTTGTGGAAAGCTCGTGGGACTGGTCTATGCAGCGTAAATTAATTACCACGGTTTTAATCAACCCCGTAGAAGGAAACCGATTTACTCTTGTTGGCTCAGGGGAAGCACCTAAAATACAAAGCATGTTTGTAGGTTGGTTTAGAGAAGGTAGTTTGCCTGCTCTTTCAAAAACTGCGACTAGTCTTCTAACTTATATAGATCAAGTATCTATGCAGGAATATATAAGACTAGAACAGCCTTTGCAAGGAAACCCAACGCCAACAGGAACACCTATTTATTATAGTTTATATGGGATAGATTCTAACAGAGATACTATAATTACATTGTACCCTTCCCCTGATCCTACAGGATTGTTGCTTACATCTTTATTTAAAGCACAAGCAGACTTAGTCAATGATACAGACAAACTAGAAATCCCTGTCATGCCTGTGTTACACCTTGCAGTAGCTTTTGCTTCACGAGAACGAGGAGAAACAGGTGGTACTTCTACTCAAGAATACTTTACTATGGCTAACAAGTACCTTTCGGATGCTATTGCGTTAGACGCAGGAAATGCGCCGGAAAAAACTATCTTTTATACACCATAAGGTACACGTATGGCACAAGAAATAAAAAGTATTACTCTTGTAGCGCCTGCTTTCAAAGGTATTAATACCGAAGATTCGCCTTTAGCTCAAGACCCTTCTTTTGCGGAAAGCGCGGACAACGCCATTATCGACAAAAGAGGGCGTATTGCTGCACGTAAAGGACTCAGTGTTTTAACTACGGATAAAACTGAGTTAGGCACTGGAAACTTACGAGCAATAAAGGAGTTTAGGGACAACTTAGGTAACACCAAAATATTCTCAGTGGGTAACAACAAAATACTCAGTGGCACAACTGTGTTGGCTGATGAAACACCGGGTAGCTACACGATCACTTCAGATAACTGGAAGATTGTCAACTTTAATGACAATGTTTATTTCTTCCAGAGAGGCTATGAACCTTTAGTTTATAATAACACTGGAGGCGCTGTAGTTAAACTTAGTACAGTAGCAGGAGCAGCAGGTGTTGTTGCTGCAATGTACGGCAATGAAGTCCTAGCAGCCTACGGTAGACTCTGGACTGCAGACTTTACTACTGATAAATCTACTGTGTACTGGTCTGACCTTTTGATTGGCCATGACTGGACAGGAGGAACATCTGGTTCCATAAATTTATCAAAAGTATGGCCTGATGGTTTTGACGAAATTGTAGCACTGGCTGCACATAATAATCTTTTGATTATCTTTGGAAAACACAGTATCGTAGTGTACGAAGGTGCTGACTCTCCTGCTACTATGAGATTAGTAGATACTATTGCAGGAGTAGGTTGCGTAGACAGAGACACTGTGCAGTACACAGGAACAGACGTTTTATTTTTATCTCAGACTGGTCTCAGAAGCTTCGGTAGAACTGTACAAGAAAAATCAATGCCTATGAGCAGTCTGTCGGGGACAATTACTACGGACATTATTAGACTGATTAGAGAAACCGGAGAAATCTTCAGGTCCGTGTACCACCCAGAAGAAAGCTTCTACTTAATAACTTTTACTAATCAAGCAATAACCTTTTGTTTCGACGTTAGAGGTACTTTGGAAAACGGGGCTTATCGAGCTACTCGCTGGCCCGGCACAGGCTTTACTTGTTATGGACGCAAGGACAACGGAGACTTGCTTATAGGTAGTCGTTTTGGAATTGGGCAGTACACAGGGTACAAAGACAACAGTCTTCCTTACCGCTTTAAGTACTTTAGTCCTGAGCTGACTTTCGGTGACGCTTCTAAACTTAAGTTTTTAAAAAGACTCAGACCAACACTGGTAGGAGGCAGCGGTGCAGACGCTATTTTTACGTGGTCCTATGACTTTGGAACTTTGTTTAGCTCGGCTGAAGTAGGGATTAGAAGTCAAGGAAGGTCTGACTTTAATTTATCTGAGTACCCTGTGTACTCTGAGTTGTCTGGTTATGGCATTTCGTCTACTGGTGACGTTGACATAGGAGAAGTTGTAGTTGTAAACAAGTTCTTAGGGGACTTTACTTCTGCTCCTACTATCGGCTCTGGGGGAGGTGCTTTGTTAGAAGGAGACAGCTACTTCGACACTGCTGCTGATATTTTTTATGTGTACATAAGTAGTGCTTTTGTCGATTTAGACACTTTAGTTCCTGCCAGTGTCGGAGAGTTTTCTGACGGAGAACTTGTTTCTAGGAACTCCATAAACGCTAACGGCAGTGGTTCAACTATTACCATTGGCTTAGAAGCAGACATAAATGGGCATGAGTTGTCTATACAGGACATCAACGTACTTGCATTAATAGGTAAAACATTATGAGTTATTGTGAAAAAAGTTTTGAAAGGGAGATAAACTAATGGATCTTAAAGAAATTTTAGAGTCTATAGGCGGTGCAGGAAACGCAGTAAATACTGCTGCTGCTTTAGGATTAGGCACTGCTGGTTTAGCCCTTGCTGAAAAAGGGTACAGTGATTTAGGAGACATTGGGGAACAAGCGTACGCCGGTTTAGCAGGAGAAGGAGGTCTCGCGGAACAACTCAGGGGGATGCTTGAGTTCCAACCGTACACTGTTACTTCTGCTACTGGTGGTCAGTTCGGCATGACTCAGGACCCTACTACGGGCCAAATGACGTACCAAATGGCTACTTCTCCTGAAGAACAAGCTCTACAGCAGCAGACATTGGCTAATGCGGGTATGTTCTTTAATCAAGCAGCTATGCCTGTAGACCAACGAGAGCAGGACATATTTCAACGCATGAGGACAGCGATGTCTCCTGAAGAGGAACGTCAGCGTTTAGAAATGGAGCAGCGTATGGCGGCTCAGGGACGCTTAGGTGTCCGTACGGCTCAGTTTGGTGGCACACCTGAACAACTAGCGTTGGCTAAGGCGCAGGAAGAAGCCAGAAATACCGCTATGTTGAACGCTATGCAGTTTGCAGGACAAGAGCAGCAACGTCAGGCACAGCTAGGAACAGGCATGTTGTCTGCTGGCTACGTACCACAAGCACAGCTTCTATCTGCTTTACAGCCCGGAATGACTGCAGCAGAACGCCAGCGTCAGTCCTTGTCAGAACAAGCGGGAGCATACGGACAGACGTACGCTTCAGGTCTTCAGGCACTACTTCAGTCAGCTTTGGGACAAGCTAATATTGCTGGAGGAGTAGGCGGTAGTATAGCTAGAGCGTCCCTCGGCGGTTTATTTGGCCCAAGCACTTAGGAGAACACATAATGGCTACATTTTCAGAAGGGTTTTTGTCTCAACTAGGCAGACCCGCGATGTCACAAAGCTTGTTTGACTTAGGTTCTGCTATTGGTGGTGTTCCGGGTCAGATGAAGCAGCAGCGAAAGCAGCAAGAGTTTAACCAGTTGATTCAGCAGATACAGGGCGCACAAGGCTCTGGAGACTTCACAAGTATGAAGATCTTGGCGCAGCAGTTGGCTCCTTTGAGCCCACAAGAAGCTGCTAAGGTGATGCAGGCTGCTACTGCTCTTGAGCAGAAACTAGGCCTGCAAAAGTCGCTTGAGGGTATGTTTACAGAAGGAGTCCCAACTTCTGAGTCTATTATGACTGCTGGGAAAGCGGCGCTTGCTGCGGGAGACCCTCAGACGGCTTTAGCTCTTCAGGAAAGAGCAACAGCTTTAGGAACTACCGCAAGACAAAAAGAGACCAAAAGAAAGGCAGCAGTAACAGAGCTACAAGGGTTTATGCAAGATCCTAGAGTATCTAAAGAAGATAAACTACAAGTTAGAGGTGTTTTACAAGGACTTGCAACTGGTCAAACTGATGTTGAGGCTGTTGAACCTCAGCTTCAAGGGTTTAGAAACAGGTTTAAGCCTCAAGCTGTCGGCAGTAGAGCTGCTCCTATTTTTAAAGACCTTATGCGTCCGAACCCTAAAACAGGTCAAGAAGAAAAACGAACGATACGGTTTGATAGAGACCCTGTTACAGGAGACCCTATTGAAACTGACGTTGGTCGGCCTGTTCCTAAAGAGTCTGCTCCTGACTCAGTTAGGGAGTCCGTTAAATTATTAGATATAGAAGACAACTTAATTGGGGAAGTTAGAGACTTATCATCAAAAGCTTTAAGAGCAGAAGAACTTGCAGCGAACTTTGAAAAGTACGATCCTGTTGGGGGACTTCAAGGGTCTTTCATAGAGTTCGCAAAAGAAGTTAGTGGACAACAAGACGTCATATCTGCGCTAAGAACTGAGGCTAGTCGTTTAACTACGGGGGCTGCGGTAGATGCTCTTCCTAAAGGACCTGCATCAGACAAAGA